CCATCAACAGCAATTATCATAGTGTCGCAAAAATATTCCCATTGGACCACAAGCCAATCCCAATTTCTAAATACATCATGAGCTACAGTCGCTATAGCTATACCTGCAGCAATAAACGGCGCAGAAATTACGCCAGCGCCTACACCCAATGTATATATAGTACCGATAAGTGCAACTATAGCCGGTATAGCCACACCCATTATGGCACCGGCAATGACGGCCATAGAGCCAGTAAACCATAGAGGCAAATTGCGGATAACATTAGAAAGCCCCATAGTTTTAACTTTGTCTGCAAACTCACCAATAGCGTCCTGCGCGCCTTTCAAGGCGCCCTTGATATCAAATGCCTCAATCAGTTCATCACCAATAACAACCATGGTTTGGCCAACACTATCCTGAATGTTGCTCATAATACCATTAACAGTTTGCGCCTGCTGTTCCATCATGCCACCAAACTTACTGTTCATGCCGCTAATAACAGCCTGAATACCTTCTGCCGCAGATATTTGCCCTTTGCTGGCCTTATCCATGGCTGTAGGTATATCAGTGCCAATCTTATTTGCCAGCATTTCCCATGCCGGTACGCCAGCTTCAGCAAGCTGCAGCATTTCTTCTGCACTTACTTTTCCTTTGGCCTGCATCTGCCCTATTGCCAAAGTCAACCGTTGAATGCCTTCTTCACCTATACCCAATGCCGCTGCGCTGTCACCTACAGCAGTCAATATAGGAATTACCTGTTCCGCACTGAATCCGAAAGCAAGCAGTCTTTTAGAAGCATCCAAAACGCCCGGTAATTCAAATGGCGTACTGGCCGCAAATTTTTCAAGTTCACTTAAAAAGCTTTTTGCCTTCTCACCATCTTTCAAAAGTGTA